ATCAATACGTGCAATCATTACGTCATTCTCATGTATATCATCAGCTAGTCTTGCTGTGCTGTTTTCTACATCAGCTATTTCATCCCTGTTATACTGTATGTCTGATACCATACTGGACACTGCCCACACTACAGCAGCACCCTGTGCTAGTAATGCCCCTGCTATTGTTACTAATGTCCAGTTTATATCCATTATGAATTAACCATACCGTACATGGTGATTGTTCCTGATTCTAAATTACCACTTCCAGCTAAAAACTGAAGAGCATCCACATCGGCCACTGATGTTCTGAACCCTGTGTTATACAAAGAAACCAAAGCACCAGTGTTAGAATCAGTAAGTGATTGAACAATTAAATATGTATTCTGCACAAGATGAGGGCCAAAAACAATTAACTCACCACTGGTTCCGTTTTCTCCAGAGTCACTTCCTATATCAACACCAACGCCAAATTTGGTGTCACTATAAGCTAAATTAGTACCGTTTTTTAAACGATTCATACGGTATTCGTTTGAACCATTATCATAATTACTACCACCATCAGTACTAGTTCTAACATCAAGAGATGTATTATCAGTAGCAGAAACAATATTTGAAAACACAAACCGATAAGCATCATATTTACTGCTGTCAAAGCCTGTAAAATTAACAGTTGCTGCATCACTTATATCAGTAGAAGCAATAAACTCTAACCCACCACCGATCTTAGTTCCCATATAGGTAGCTAAAGTATCTACCTTAGTCATTCTCATAGTTCCACCGTCATTGGTGAGAAAACCATCTCCATCAGCTACGGCTGTAGTTCCTCTAGCAGTACCTCCATCTATGAGATTAATTTCTGCTGCAGTAGCAGTCACCCCATCTAAGATGTTTAACTCTGCTGCAGTACTTGAAACAGCAGTTGACCCTAACACTAAATTACCATCACCAATCGTAACATTACCTGAGAATGTTTGTGCTGATAATTCAAATGTTTTAAAAGAAACAATTTCTACTACATCATCTTCAGTTGCCCCTGATGCTAATACAACATCTGATCCATTAGTAGCTGTGTAGTCTGCCCTTGCTAAATGCACACCATTAAGATACACAGAAACAAAATTAGGAGTGTAACCTGAAGTAGCAAATGATGTTTGATTTGATGTAGCTGTAAAAACATCTCTGCTTTCTGTTGCCTGTGGTACAGCCGCTGCACCTATATAACCTGCCATATTATTGTTTCCTTATGAGTTTACTATACCGAACATAGTGATTTCACCTGACTCAATGTTCCCACTACTAAATATAAATCTAACTGCATCAGTATCTTCAGCAGCTACTCTTGCACTACCCTCCGTCCCTGTAGCGTATATACCCGCAGGACCGGCTGAAAAAGTAGTTGCCACAGATATACCCGTTGTATAAGTAGTTAAGTGAGGTGCAAACAAGTAAAAAATTCCACTAACACCATACTCATTTGTATCAGAACCAACATCATAAGCACGAGACACACAAATACCAATTCTATCAACATTGCCTTGACTATGGTAATCTCCACTTGTAGTGGCGTAATTACTGCCACCATCAGTGCTTGTTTGACAGAACAGTTCAACTGAATCTGTAGCAGGTATTACCGCATGAAGCATAAATTGATAGTTGTCATATTTACTTGAATCAAAACCAGTAAATGCAACACTAGCTGCATTAGATATTGTGCCAGAAGAGGCTATAAACTCCATACCTCCACCAATCTTAGTTCCCATATAGGTAGCTAACCTACTCATGGTAGCCTTGCGATTTGTACCACCAGCCCCATCGTCTACAATCATAAGGTCAGCATCTACAAGAGCCGCACCAATATCTGTACCTGCATCAATGTCTAGTAGTGACAGACCCACCCCACTACCAGTAAGGTTTGCTGTATCTCTTGCTTTGGTCATGTTCTATCCTTTAGCTAGGCTTAGTAGGCCACGTAATACTATTAGGGAAGCCACTCTGTGCTGGTACATCCCGTAGTGCAGTACGATAAGTAGTCCATGCACTAGACATGGTTACATCACTGTTGCCCATCCAATCGGTAGCAGCTAGTAGTGCATCCCGTTCTTCACGAACCTGTACAGCAGCACGTGTGTCTGCACCATCAGCCCATGTCTTTTCCTCAGCATCACGTGCAGTCTCTTCATCTGCTGTGAACTGAACCATTTCTCCGTTAATATTATGATATCTTGGCATTTCTGTTTTTCCTTTGTTGTTGTGTTACGTTCCGTTTGCTATGCCGTACATTACGATTTCACCTGAAGTTATGTTTCCGCTAGTAAATTTAAATTGTAGTGCATCTACATCTTGGTTTACTAATTGAGCGCCCACCTGCCGAAAAGAAGATATATAAGTTGAAGTAATCATCCGCACCGTGTTGGCATAACCATATGTATATTTAGCCACATGAGGAGCAAATAAATCAAATATTCCAGACACACCCGCTGCGTTAGAAGCAGTAGCTACGTTACCTGTAATTTGAAAACCTATTTTATCATCGTCTACATAATGGTAATTACCATCTGTAGTATCATAATTACTTCCACCGTCAGTACTTGCATGAGCATATAAATTAGCATTATTTGTTGCTGGTATTACGTGCAGGAAACGAAATTGATAATTATCATACTTAGTTGCGTCAAATTGAGTAAAACTTACACTTGCAGCATCACTAATAGCTCCACTAGAGGCAAGATAAACTAAGCTACCACCAGTAATTTTAGTTCCCATATACGTAGCCAAGGTATCAACCTTAGTCATACGCATAGTGCCGCCATCGTTAGTCAGAAAGCCATCACCATCTGCTACTGCAGTTGTACCTCTGGCTGTACCACCGTCAATTAAGTTTATCTCTGCTGCTGTTGCAGTAACACCATCAAGTATGTTTAATTCAGCAGTTGTAGACGTAACACCATCAATAATATTAAGCTCATCAATAGTTGCGCTTAATCCTGATCGTATTTGCCCTTGCGCTCCAATATAACCAGCCATTAAGTTATCTCCATATAACTCATAATTACTGAAACTTTGTCAGCAACTGAGCAATCTACTTTTATTACATCACCTGCATTAAGAGTTAGTTTGCCATCTATTACGCCTAGCGTAGACCCTACAGGTATAGCAGCATCTTTAATTATGTGTGCTGTAGTGTTTTGTGTTTGACTTGTTTGTGTAGTTGTGCTAGTTAAAGTTACACTTGCCGTTACTTGAGCAGTATGAACATTAGCTAAAGTTAATCCCAATACAATTAGGGTGCTACCTGATTGCACTGTATATATAGTTTCAGGAGTTCCTGCACTAGCTGGTGCAACGTCCCTAGTTAGTACTTTAAATGTATTTGCCATTATTTTATATCCTTATCCAAGGGCGATTGCTAAAGCTGTAGCTTCGTCTGCTGCAGATGCAGTTGTTGCTATTGTACCAGCAGCATTAGGTAGTGTCAAGGTAATATCTGCAGTAGATGCAGGACCAATCAATGTTACTTTGTTTGTACCATTGTCTGAGTCTTCAAAGAACTCAACAAAACCAGCAGAGGTTGAACCGTTCTTTACAGACATACCACCATTTGCTATAGGTTTAGCTGTAAAGGTTGCTACTCCTGTAACAAGTAGTGTAGATGCCATATCCACAGCACCATCTATATCTACAACATCAAGGTTAGTTGTGCCGTCTATGTCAGCATTGCCACTAATGTCTAATGATCCAGCATCTAACTCACCTGATATAGTAAAGTTACGTATCCCTGTATAGTCTTTGTTTGAGTCAAGTATTACTGCCTTAGATGCTACCGCTGTACCTACTGCTGTTGATCCAATATCAAGAGCATTTAGTTCTCCTACTACTGCAGTAATACCGTCAAGAACATTAAGTTCTGCAGCAGTAGAAGTAACATTAGTTCCACCAATGTCTAGTGTAGTCATCTGTACTTCACCAGCAACAGTAACAAGACCGTCAGCAACAGTAATTAAATCAGTGTCATCAGTGTGACCAATAGTTGTACCATTAATTAAAACATTATCAATATCTAAAGAACCGCCAGATATTAAACCAGTAGTAGTAATAGTGCTAGAACCAGTGTCTATATTACCAAAGCCAGATGTTATGGTACCTGAGTTTAATGCTCCTGTTGTAACAATATTACTACCACCAACACTTTTACCAGACATATAAGTAGAAAGTGTATCTACTTTAGTCATACGCATTGTACCTGCGTCATTAATAAGTACACCATCACCGTCAGCTACAGCAGTAGTACCACGTGCAGTGCCACCATCAATAAGATTTATTTCTGCTGCTGTTGTTGTAACTCCATCTAAGATATTAAGCTCTGCTGCAGTAGATGTAATAGTAGTTCCACCAATGGAAATTGCATCAGCTTCCAATGTGCCATCAAAATCTCCATCTACAGCATCAATGTTACCTTTAAAAATTGTAGCACTAACTGTTCCTGTACTTGGGTTGTAAGAAAGGTTGCCATCCATTTCCAAACCAACATTACCTGTACTTGATGTTGCACCCTCTACAAAAGCAATAAGATTTTCTTCATTTGTATTTTCGTTATCTGTAACTAAAACATGAGCCGAATTAGTTGCGCTTGTAACTGTTGTACCTGCAATAACTGTAGCTAAAGCTGTGCCATTAACTGTTATTGCATCAGCCTCTAACGTGCCATCTACATCTACATTACCAGATACATCTAGTGATCCTGCATCTAACTCGCCTGAAAGAGTAAAGTTTCTAACACCAGTATAATCTTTGTTTGAGTCTAATATCATTGCTTTAGATGCAATCGCAGTACCTACCGCTGTTGAACCTAAGTCTAGTGCGTTTAACTCGCCCACTACTGCAGTAATACCATCAAGAGCATTAAGTTCTGCTGCAGTTGAGGTTACGCCATCTAGGATGTTTAATTCAGCAGCAGTAGAGGTTACTGTAGTACCATTGATAGACAAAGCATCTGTTTCTAATGTCCCATCAATATCTGCGTTACCTGAAATATCTAGTGAACCTGCGTCCAATT